CTATTTAACTTTAAGGTCATCTTTTATAAGCGTTTCTGCACATTGAGTTAATTTGCTTGCTGTCTCAAATGAAACGTTTTTCAATTCTCTAGTTCCATTGATAAGCCTTGCAATAAGAGGTTGTGAAACGCCGCTTTCTTTTGCAATTCGATACCCTGAGTAATTTTCAAATAACCATTGTATCTTTTCTTCATCCGCTCTTAACATAATTTCCTCCTACTCTTTCTGTAAATGCTTGATAATAAGTATCCATTTTTAGCTTCTACATCCATTCGTATCCTTTTCTAAAAAAAGATAAGTTACTAATAAAAAAAAGATTATCTGCTTGATAAATTCATCTTAATAAAAGGTCAAAAGGATAGTCAAATTATATCTATATAAAACAAAAAAACCACCGACACGTGGCCGGTGGAAAAAAGGATTAGAAATATTTATTTGGGAGGATAAAAAAACTAGTCGATTATATTGTAAACGAAAAGTACGGAAAACGTTGATATAACAACAATTTTATTTTTTCAAAATTAGAAAACTATGTATTATTTTAGACGGTTAGAAGGTCAAAAGGATAGTCAAAAATAAAAAAGCCTACTCAATCGAGTAGGCTTATTGCTATTTAGATTCTTCTTGTGTTGTTTCTTTTTCTTTTTTTACTGTGATTAATCCGTCTGGCTCAACTGTGAAGTCTGGCTTATCAGACATAGTTCCATCGTCACTAATGTAATACCATCCGTCTTTCCCTTTAACAAACGCGTTAGATTCCATGAATCCATTATTTGTGTTTAAATAGTACCATTTATCGTAATATTTCACCCATCCAGTAGCCATGCTCCCATCTGGTTTGAAATAGTACCATGAGCCTGAAATTTTCTTCCATCCGGTAGCCATTACACCATCACCGTCTAACCAATACCATTTATCTTTATCTTTTAGCCAACGATTGATGTAACAATAGCCATTACCATCAAACCAGAACCATTTTCCAGCTATATTCTGCCATTTATTCACAGGATAACTGCCGTCTACGTTTCTGAACCACCAGCCAGTAGAATTCTTTTGCCATCCAGCTTTTAGTTCAGACAATCCGTTTTCAATATCATGTTTGAATTGCTCACGGCTAATCCCCCATTTTGCAAGGTAAGGATATGGATCTACATGATCACTATAATTTGCAGGCTGGTTATACGTACAGTATTCATGACTCTTAATTCCTTCTATACTGTCAGAATCTAGTGTTTTTGGGATATCTCCTTCATCAGCAAGCGCTCGAAGTAATTCAATGTATAATCTGTAATCTTTTAAGAATTCCTCTTTAGTTTGGTGACTCTCGATTAATTCAACGGCTGCATAGGTTTCAAAATTCCAACCTCCGCCTACATCATAAGCTCCATTATTTACAGGTCCAACCTGCATTACTCTGCCGTTTCCCACAACGTGTGTAAAAAAACCAGAGTCTACAGGTCTGCGCATGTGATAGTCTGCTTCATTTTGAGCAGTTGAGTTAGGATTCCCTGTTGAGTGTGCATGTACTTGATGGAATTTAGGCCATCCAATCTGTGGCAATCCTTCTCTATATCTACTTGTATCAATTTCCATTTATATATTCCTCCTTATGTTGTTGGCCACGGCTCACTTGTTATACTGTCGGCCATGGGTCATCGGTAATGTAAGAAACATTAGACACAATAATGTCAGTGATATTATTCTCGGTTGAGACTGGTTCTGTGAAATGGAACATAAAATAATTTCCATTATTTATTCCACCAAGAAACCATGATCCGTACGGATTGCCCGTGCCATCAAATATTTGACCAAATAATGACATTGCTGAACGATATCCAATTGGTATTCTGTTGTTATATAAAAGATAAACGTTACGTTCGATGTCCGATGCGTGTGAGAGATAACCAGGTCCGCCGCGGCGAACAATTCCAAATAAGTCTTTGTTCAATCCATCAAGTTTATAAGTTACCACATTATTAATTCTACGCACGCGTAAAGTGGATGGTTGATATCCGGACGATATACTTAATCGTTTCCAACCAGTGTCTCCGTACATGACCTCCCAACCTTGATTGTTATCTCCTTTGCGTTTTATCCACTGTAAAGCCCCGTTCGTAACATTCGTATCAATGTAAGTAGTTCCAACTGGTGCTGTGACTTTTCCGTTCGGTATTCCTGTCCCGTGGATTTCATACTCGTTTGATTGACCTGTTCTGCTAGGTGTTGGAGTGGCGTTTGTCGGTAAATTAACACTTCCGCCACCGTCCGAAAGAATTAAGGTATTTCCTGATAAAGTCAACTTTTGAGGAATACCAACGCCATCACGACCATTTTCACCTTTCGGTCCGCGTTCACCTTGGATACCTTGTGGTCCTTGAGGGCCAGTAGGTCCAGTTAATCCTTGCGGACCAGTAGGGCCTTGTTCTCCTCGCTCTCCACGAAGTCCAGTGTCTCCTTTTGGCCCAGGGACTCCATCTCGTCCTTTTTCACCAGGAAGTCCTTGCAAACCTTGTTCTCCTCTAGGTCCTCTTTCTCCAGTAGCCCCTTGAGGTCCTGGGTCTCCTTTGTCTCCTTTTGGCCCAGGAGTTAACGAAATGTTTTTAAGTTCCGATTTGGTTGCGAATACGCTAGTGTCTAATTTTGGAGTAGCTTCAAGTGCTTGTAGACGTTTCAAAATTTCTGAATCGTCATATCTTGCACCTTCCACATGAATATTGCTTAATGCTTCTTGTAATTCCGCTTTTGTTACAATCTCAGTGATTGCAACGATTCGCTTACTATCTTTCTCAATAACTGGTAAATCTTTGTGTTTATCAATTTCAGATACACGCACACCAAATGAAAATTTGCAAACATCAGCAGATTGTACTACTTTTTCGATGTAAACATATCCAGTTACTGTTTCATCAACAGTAATTAAGCTAGTATCAAACGGCACTTCTACTACATTTCCTGTTACGTTCCCAATTACTTCCAGGAATCTATTGGAACGTTGAAAATGAAATAACACAATTACTTTCTTTAAATCAGTCCTGTCCATTGTTAATTCGATTACTGCACTATTAGTATCGTGAGAATAGAATTCGTCCTGGATGCGATTCATATTATTTCGAACCTTAGTAGTAAGACTGACATCCCTTTTGATTTTTTTCATATTTCCTCCAATGAAAAAGGCAGCCACGATTGTAGCTGCCTTTTTATATTATTGATTGTTTGGACGGTCATAAGTCATTGCACGACTGCTGTCGCTTACTCCACTAGTCGTTGGATCATTAACAACACCAACGATTACGAAAACTGCAAATAATGCGTTGATAAAGACTAATAATTTATCAATTGTTTCTCCTAGTTCTAACCGAACGTTAAATACAGCTAGAAACGTTTGAAGTAATAACGCTAATGCTGGTACTAATGTAATCCAAAATGTTTTGTTTAAAAAACGTACTTTCCAGTTAATCATCATATTTCTCTACCTCTTTCTCAATTAATTTTTTGATTTTATTTTCTTGATTCCGTCTCATTTGATTAATATACGGCTTCAATGTTTCTGGGAACGGCAATCCAAGCGCCTCCCAATTTTCCATTAATGAGCCGATGTAACTAATGATGAAGAATAAACAGGCTGTAATTCCAATTTCTCTATGTCCTAGAGCGCGTGCATATAACGCAATAACCATCACTACAGCAACTACTAAGAAATGTCGTAGCAATCCATTAGTACTTGTCTTGCTGTCAAATTTCTTTAGTTTAAAGGCTTTGATGTATCCTGATACAATATCAAAGAATACTAACCAAAGCAGAATCTGAATATAAGGACTTTTAAATAATGATTGAAGGTGCTCGTTTAAAATCCTTAGTTCGATGTCACTCGGCATCATAATCCTATTGCCTAAGCGTTATCGCTTGACTTTGGCTCTTTAGGTGCTTCCCACTTCCAGATGCCTAGCTTACCGTTTTGCTCAAGCGTCGCAAGTTGATCAAGTGTTTCTCCTTGATAAGTGAAAGGTTCATTGACTTGAATCATAACGCGTCGACCTTCCTGAAACTTCTCAACATGATTTACATCTTCAAGCGTGAAAATTTCTTGCGATTGGTAAGTCTTACCAGTTTTCCCCAAGTCAACCAATTCCAGACCGCGTTTGTATAATGTAGGGTCTAGTGGATTATCTACATCCGTTACACGAGCCAATACTGCCCAATCGGCAACGGCTTTTACTTCTGCAATTTTCGCATCTTTCTCAGCAAGTTTTTCTTCGTAGCTTTCAGCTTGAGTATGCAAGTCTTCTTGTAATTTCTTCACTCCATCGGCAGGGTTTAATTCTGTCGCAACCTGTCCGAGGACTGCTTGAATTAAAATCTCGTCTGATTCGTTCACACGGTCGCCGACTAAAACACGGTCAAAAGCCGTATATGGTGTTTCTTGACGAATCGCGACGAATGTGCGATTGCTTTCTTGTAAGTATTTGTTGATAACTTTAAATGTCATATATCATTCTTCCTTTTCTTTCTCTAATTGTAGTTGTTGGATTTGTTCTAGTGCTTCTTCATATAAAGCCTTGTAATTTGCACATTCAATCGTTTTATTTGCTAGTTGAATTGCTAAATCGTTAATCACTTTATCTTGTACGTTCATTTTTCACCTCGTTTTATTTTAACGGACCATACATACTATACGTATATGGTTTTTCGGTTGCTTTGTTTTTGTGAAGTAGTTCAATGTTTCTATAAATATCATTGAATAACAATAATAGATTGTAACTTGAACCGCCAGGCGAAAATTGAAGATATGTTCCATCGCCATATTTAACACGTAAAGCAGTGTAAGCATAGGATTTCCCTTGGTCAGTGTGGTTGACAACTAGGTTAAAAGCATGGTCGTCACGCATATATATACCAACGCCACCACCAGAGTCTCCACCCATTGCGCCCCAAACTTTATCATTCGGACCTCTAAACGCTATCCCGTTTGAGTCCCAAGATGTTCTCCAGCCTGTAGGGCTACTTTGCATTTGAATTCGTCCAGCGTTTAAATCAAAGGTTGAGTTGCCGTTTAAAGACGTGAGAACCCCACCCTTGATGTGATTCCCTGTGAAATCCACATTCTGTATTTTTGTAATCGTCGCTTGCTTTGCGAACAACTCATCGATAAACGCTTGTTGTGAAACTAGTTTTTGAATAAATGCAGTATCAAATTTAACCTTTTCTGCCGTAACTGCTTCCGCTTCTAAAATGTTTGTAGTTACTGAACCAGCTTCAAAATTAGCAGTCTTGAGTTTATCAATCATAGCCGACTTGATAACCGCATTATCAATCAGTGTGTCACCAGTAATATGTGTAGCCTTCCCGATGATACGGTTATTCCCGTTTGCACCAACGTTGATACCAGCAATAATATCTCCAGCGCTATTCAATGCCTTAATAGCAAAACTATCTTGTAACAATGACATAGTCACTCGATTATACTCACTGTTGTAGTCTGTGCTATCTACGAATTCGTCAGGAATTATGCGTTTATCAATAATCATAGGCTTATGAATAACGATATCGCCAGGGGTCATGAGAGTAAATCTCAGGCTATATTCGTTTAGCTCGCCTGTTCTTGGAATGTCTAAATATCCTGTAAACACCTGATTGCCAGTTTCATTAAGCGAAATTTGAGAGTTATAATACATTCCCAGTTTTGCAGTGTTATCCAATAATTGGATTAAAACCCTACCATCTTTAGGAACTTTATCAACTTCGATTTCAATGCGATAGCCTAGACTTTCACCTTGTTTCACAAATTTCTTAGTAAGAGGGAATCGAACCCCTAACCAGCCTGTCATAGATTCAGTGTAGTTAATTCTGATACCGTCATGGTCACCATAACTAACACGTTCTAAATGCTTATCTGTTGCGACCGATGAAATGTATTTAGGGATTTTTGTAGGAGCATAAAATAGATTAGTATGGTTGCTAAATCTCTTTCCTACTTCAACCTCAAACAATTCAGAGGTTAAGGCCATGCGGGCGATGTTTGAAGCAACGTTTGAATCAGTACTACCTAAAATACGCTCATAGAGTTGATTAGTTTCTCTAACTCTCTGAAAATCCTTGGTGTTTTCAGAAACAGTTTTCTTCATTTCTTCAACAAGATTAGCACTCGCTCCAGCTTTCTTTAAAGCTTCCTCTGATTTTGTTTTAATTTCATCAAGTCCAGATGGGCTGAACTCTTGGAACCTTTGATTGATTTCATCAGATAACGCACGCTTGTTTTCTTCTGTTTTGGCTTTGATAGCATTCACTTCATCCGTAAATTGATTTTTCAATTCTTCATTTTTTCGGTCAAAAGCAAGATCAGCATTCTTAATTTCTATTGCCAACTGGCGTTCAAAATTACTTTTAAATTGCTGTGTTTCACTCTTAATAGCATCGCTTACTGCGTTACCAATCGCATTTGCAAGACCTGACTGGAATTGACCAAATCCAATAGACTTCAATTTTTTAGCCATTGGTGAGTAGGTATATTTAGTGATTTTCTTCCTTACGTCTAAATCGAATGTTTCATGGTAGATACCTACCACATCGAACATCTGGACAGGAACATCGCTCTGACCCACAACGTCAATCTCGATGCTATTTTCAAGCATATCGCATAGGCTTGTTCTAAAATACTGCTTGCCATATTCTCTAAGGCTTGCTTCATCCTTAACATCTTGGTCATTAACTTCTACAACATCTTCATAAATCTGACCATATTTGTTAATTAGCGGACTATCCACAACTACAGAAAACTTGCGGTCAGGCGCCTTTTCTCCCTCACCTTTGACTGTCGCGATGAAAGTAATTCGAGTCTTCAAAGACTTGGTAGAGGTTTTTTGCTGATAGCTAGACAGGTTCTTTTTGTACATAAAAAGCGATTCGTTTTCCGAACCGCCATTTTTTAGTAATCGTACTTGATACCCACGTCTGACTAAATCACCGCCCCATTGACCAATGATAGAATGCTTATCTTTCGCAAATGCCTCCATGGCATTCTTAGATTCAACATTGAAGGTGTGTCTATCTTCAATATCAGAGAAAAATGAGAATGGATTGTTCCGAGTAATGCTCCCAGCAAATTGACTTAAAGCAGTCGAACCAGTCACTCTATCCAAAGAGATAGAATTGACCACATAGTTATTCAAGAGAGTGAATACTTGGTTAGCATAGACCTGAATATAGCCATGCTTCTTCTCAACCTCGAAAATGACAAAATCCTGCTCGCCGTGTAGATCATCAGCAGTCAAGAAAGTTTCTTCTCTCAACCGTTGCCATAAAATGTTGTTAGTAGGGAATTTGAATATTAATTGATAGGTGCTATTTGCTTCTTGTGTGATGTTATCATCGTACGCGGCATTAAGAGGAATATTCCCTTCTGTTAAGTAAATCATACTCGATACCTCCAATTAGGACGAATAGTCACCTTGCGTACATTACCAGTAAATGTCACACCATTACTACCAACAGGTATTTCAAAAAATCCTCCACGTTTTCTAAGAGTGTTCTGCACTGTCCCACTGGCATTAAAGATATTTTGTTTTCCTTGCCTGCAATCGATTGTAGTTTTTGTATTTACAGTCAGATACATGGTCTTATTGCCAATTGTAAGTGATACATCCCCATCGCCCTCAATCTCGATGATAGGCTCTGAATAGACCGTACCGATATTCTCAATCGTTCCAGCGCTTGTTAATACGACTGGTGCGATATTCTTCGGATATCTGAACGGTTGCATGTCTAACTTGATTTCTAAATTCCAAGCATCATTTCCAAAAGGTTTATAACTAGCATTCACAAAGTTAGCATAAAACAATGAGCCAAGCTGATAGCTAAATTCCAAAACATTATCATTCGATTGAAACTTATCAAGAATACTTTCAATATCAACCATTTTTTTAACGTAGAGAGTGAAGGGCCTTTCGTAACTGTCGAAAGAACCATCTAACACACGGTAACTACCATTAACTCCATAAAGACTTGCCTTCTCTCCTTTTGGCGTAGCCGCCTCCACCTTCCCAAAGTCAGTCACAACACAATTAGGAAGGGTTGATGTGTTAAAACCATTGATAATCATATAATCCATTAGATTCCCTCCCTTGCATAAATTGCACCATGTTGTTCATAGGTTTTAAGCGAGATAATGTCATTGTCCAGATAAACATCTGACGATTTTTCAAGGATAGCAGTAAGGATTCTCTCCATACTCGCTCTCAGATTCGCTATCTCAGACACGGTTTTACTCTCGTGGGCCTCAAATTGGGTTGACGGCATAGCCAATTGTGCCTCAAAGGTTTTAGTAAGGGATACAGAGGAATTCAAATCGAGGTTGCCTTCTGAAAATACATCTGAAATTTCATCACCCATTCCTCCGACCGTTTGTTTTACATCCTTAAATTGGTCTTGTAATCCTTGGTCTAACCCTTCCATGATAGCGTTACCTGCTGGAATCAAGAGTTTGCGGTCATATTCGATTGGACCTTTATGGTCTCGAATCCAGTTCGCAACTCCTCCAACGAAGTCTGTAACCGCGTTCCAGGCAGCTTTCAAACCTCCAAGGAAACCATCCATAATAGCTCGCCCAGCACCAGCTAAATCAATATTCCACAATCCATCAAATATTCCAGTGATTCCAGAAACTAAACTATCAACGGCATTAGACATTGCATCCCAAGCCGCTTGCGCTCCAGATACTAAGCCATCGATAATCCCTTGAACTCCAGAAACTAATCCATTCCAACCTGCAATAGCTGCACCAGAAATAGCGTCCCATAAACCGCTTAAGAATTCAGCCATTCCATTAAATGCGGCTTGAACACCTCCAACGATTGCGCTGACTGCTCCAGAGAATATTGAAGTAATTCCGTCCCACACCATTGAGATTCCGTTCGAGATTCCATCCCAAATAGCACCTAAATCCGTTCCTAATTGACCGAAATTAAGTGTTACTAAATCAATGATAATTAGGATTGCTCCAAGGAATACTGATTTGATAACTTCCCATATTCCAGTGAAGTATGTAACATATCCATCAAATATTTGAGAGATTCCTGAGCTCATTCCGTTCCATAGACCCATGAATGCGTCGATAAATGGTTGAACAACCGCCATAATTGCGCCAGTGATAGCACTCCAAATAGCCGTTGCGACACTTACAATACCTTCCCAAATGGCTGTCGCTGTTTGAGCGATATTATTCCAAGTATCAATTAAGAAACTTGAAATAGAAGTCCATGCACTAGATAGGAATTCTGTAAAACCTTGCCAAATAGCTTTACCTGTCTCTGTCTGAGTAAAGAACCAGGTTAATGCAGCTACTACAGCAGTAACCCCTACGATTAAGGCTGTAAATGGGTTCGCGGAAACAATCGCGTTAAATGCAACCATTCCACCTTTAGCAGCCGTTAATCCAGTCTTGAATCCATCAATTGCACTCTTGACCGTATCTACAACTTTTAAAGCGACAAAGCCTGCTGCTAATCCTGCTAAAACTGCTGTTACAGAATCGACTGCGGCTGGTGTTTGGTTAATCCAATCTACAAACTGCTTAATCCAGTCTGTAACTGTGCTAATTGCACCAGTAATGCCTTCAAATGCAGTTCCTAGTTCTCCAACGTCACCACTAATTCCAAGAATACCTTTTAATTTGTCAACAAATCCTCCAAACAAGTCACCAATACCACTAACTGCACCTTTAATATTTTCAAAGGCCGTTGATAGGTTATTAATTATCGTTTGTGTTGTAGACTCACCAAAGATAGCTGTTAATCCTTCTTTGATGGCGAATCCTAATACTTCTGGAATTGCTTTAACCACATTTTTTAGCATTGGAATGAAGTTTCCGAATACAAACGTATGCACGGTTTCTTTTAAGGCCTCTAACGATGGTGTTAAATCCTCACCAAGGGCCATATTTCCAAGTACGTTTTGTGCTGCAGCCTTCATGGATGCAAATGAACCGGTGAATGTAGAAGATGCTTCTTTTGCGGTTGTTCCGGTAATGTCTAAGTTTTCTTGAATCGCGTGGATTGCTTGATAGACATCAGATAAGTTATTGATATCGTATTTAACTCCAGTGAGTTTCTGAGCGTCAGTAAGAAGACGTTGCATTTCCTCTTTAGTACCGCCGTAACCTAGCTTTAGATTGTCTAACATCGTATAATTCTGCTTAGCGAATCCTTGATATGCAAATTGAATGCTTTCCATCGATGTACCCATCTTGTTAGCATTATCTGACATATCAATCATTGCCATGTTTGCTATCTCTGCAGCCTTCCCAGTATCACCACCAAGCGACTGCAACAAACTCGCGCTAAATCCTGTTACGGATTCCATATATGCGTTAGCAGACAAACCGGATGTTTTATACGCTTCCTTAGCGTATCCCTTAACGATATCGGCACTGCCTTTGAATAGCGTCTCAATCCCACCAAGAGACTGTTGAAGTGCTGCACCCTCGTTTAATGAAGAAGATAAGGTATCCTTAAGAACTTTCCCAATACCAATCGCAGCAATCATTTTAGTGACTGTCCCAGCAAAGCTTTTCATAAAACCTTGACCAGCTTTGTCTCCGGCTCCGACTACTTCTGTTCCCATAGCCTTCTCAATCATTCCTTTGATTCCGTCAGCCGATGGAATTATCTGAACATAAGCAGTACCTAATTCTGTTGCCATTAAGTTTCCTCCTTCCCTAATAATCTATTTCTTTCTCTTAAGAACTCCTCGCCCGAACTAAATGTCTGAGTATCTGACTCTGATTTGCGCTCATCTATACCTAGTAATTTTTCTAAAATCGATTGAGGCATATTAGTGCCTTTTGAACCATCTTTCGTCTTCTGCCATGCTAGTATGCTTAATCTATCCACGGCACAAGCTAGTAACGACTCTTCTAACGTGATTCTATTTCCAGACATGATCATCTTAATTCTTGAGTTTGGTCTTAAACCTAAAGAAAAAACGGCCACCGTTAAAACTGGTAGCCGTCGATAGTCATAGATATGATAAGTTTCTGCTAAATCGCAAATTAAAGCATCTTCATCAGTCACAATCATTCTTGCAAGGGCCATTATTTTTTTAAGGCTTTAGCCTGTGTGAAAATCTCAGTAATTTCATCATTCATTTTCTGAATGGATACACATCCATTTTCATCTCGTACATGATCTTTTAATGCAGCCGCTGCAGCAGGGCCTAGAACTTTTCGAACGACTTTAGAAATTAGAAGAGGATTCTCTTCTAATTCTACAAGTAGTTCTAATAGCTCATAGTCATCGTTAATTGTGCTTTCATTGATTTGGAATTTAAATCCGGAAGATGTTTTCCCTTTAATCATAATTAACCTACTTTCTTAATGTATTCGTAATGAGTGGCTCCGTCGCCATCAGGGAACGCTGATAAAGTAGTTTCGTAACCGATGTTTTCTCCACCAGCATACTTAACGTCACCTACTTCTGATACTTTAGCAAGCGGAAGTACCATACGTTTAATAACTCCTGATTTTAGTACCATATCCACTACAAATGATTTTTCTTCGTAATCTTCAGCTTTAGCTTTAACAGTGATTCCTGCTTCTAAAGTTCCAGTTACGTTCTTTTCACCGTAAATTAATTTCAATACGTGTAAGTTTAATGCTTCAATTAAAGTGAACTTGAATTTGTCCTCTTTTTCTTTCAACGTTGTGTTTACGATTGCACCGCCCCATTCCTTAACGTTATCAGACGATGCACTGTTAGCATTTTCTAAACCGTCTTCCGATACGAAACCTAAGTTTACGAATGCAGCATTTAACGCTGTTTCTGCGTCAGTAGGTAATTCTGTACCTGTTGGTGCCATATAAATAGCTCCACCAATCTTAGGCTTAGCTGCGGTTACGTTGCTCGCGTTGTTTTTTTCTGCCATATTTTTCCCTCATTTCTAATAATGTCTGATATCAAACACTGCTTGATATCTGTATTTTTTGGATTCTGTATCTGTATAGTTGTAATCGCTGTTTAAACTAACATCAGATACGTCGTTTAATTCGACTAACTGTTCAACTACTTCTTTTACAGTTTCGTTCAACAAAGAAGCCTCATACATCGACTTTCCGTAAGATTGGAAAGCAAATGTAGAGGCTAATAATTTATTGCGCTTAGAGCCACCTGTTTTTTGAATTAATACAAATTTATCTGGCATCTTAGGTGAAAGTTCGAATACAACTGGGCATTCCAACTTAGCTATCATGAATTTTCTAATTTCAATCTCTATCAACCTCTCACCGCCTTCAATAATGTATTGTTTTTCTTATTATCCTTTTTAGCTTTAGCTGTAGCAGCTTTAACTCGTCCTGTGGCACGTTTTTGACCGATTTGAGTATCTGCCTCATATCCAGTCCCTGCTCGACTAGCAATCTCGTTTGCACGTTCGCTAATCATATTTTTTACAGGCTCCGACTTTAAGAAAGCTCCAACACCTTTAGTGTTTAGCTTGAATTTAAACGAGCTACTCATATCGTTCCACCGTCACTTTCTTGTGCCAGGCAGTTGGTACCATGGATTCAATTCCTTCAACAACTGGCCCGAATGTTCGAAATGTTTTTCCGAAGAATTTAACTTCCCTATCTTCCCAGTTGTGTGTGTCACCTTTAGGAATACCGAGCGTGTACACTGCTTTTTTCCCATAAAGTTGAACCTGGTTAATAACATCCGTAGCCTCAGTAGGAGATACTAGGACATTCTCTACTTGGATTTCTACATCATCGTATGTTGCAGCACCCATTTCATCCTCACCATTTTTAACACGATCTACTAATGTGACAGTAATTCCTTTAATCATAGAACTCTATCACTCCAATCCGTTGCTCAGTGAAGCCTAAACGTTTCAATTCTGCATTCTTGATGAAGATACCACCGCCAGGCACGAGATACGAGCCACTAACTGAGTATCCTAGAGCGCTTTGACTAAATTGAGTCATCGGCTCTTGTTCTGTAGAAGTCATTAATGTACGAGCTACAACATCAACTACAACAGATTTAACCACGTTCTCATAACTAGAACGCTCTACAACCATATTGTCTAAGTCTTTCCCATAGCGACGAGCCTCTTCCCTCAGCATGTCAGATACAGTGGCAAGAAGTGCATTCGCTCTATCAATCTCAGACGGTTGCAGTCGTTTCCATAGTCGCTGTAAATCGTCTAAAGTCGCAAATGAGTCCATTATTCATCATCCTTTGCTTCTTTCTTCGCTTTAGCTTTAGTTTTCTTTTCTTCGACGAGTTCCCAATCTCCAGAAAGTTCACTTTCTACTGAAATTTCTACTCCATTGTTTACATTTCGATAAGTTGGCATAAATTACCTCCTACGCTTCTTTAACTCGAGCGAATGCTGTTGCATCTAAAATTCCCCAGCCGATAAAAGCTTCTGCACGTAAGCAGATTTCGTTATAAGCTTTTAAGTCACGACCAGTTCCGTCTGGGTCACCATATTTGATGATTTCTAAAGGCATGTTTTCAGCGTATCCCCATTTGAAGCGATTTTCAAAATCTCCTACAATTACATGGTCTTTTTCTAAAGTACCGCCTTGTTTTGCCAAGTTTTTGTTAATTTGCAATGTATGGTCAGCGAATTCTGTTGGTTTTCCGCCAAAACTGAATTGAGGGTATCTTGAAATATCGTTTTTGTCTTTAAGTTTAGACATTGCTCGAGCTGAAACTGGTGACATAGCAATACCTGTCACATCATTATCAGTCGCAATGACCGTCTGAATGGCATCTTCAATATTTTCATCAATTTTAGCTTCTGCATAAGTTACGACATTAGTTGTCACTAAACCATCAAATGAGTTAGTAGCTTTAAAAGTTGCATCCGTTAATGTTTTTGGCTCTACTCCATGCAAAGCTGCAATGTCGAACGCTTGAGCGATTTTTTTAGAAAAACCATCGGTAAACAATGACATATATTCAATTTGTTTTTCTTCAGAAGCACGTAAGAATTCGTCTGAAATACGCGCTTGGTAAACGAATTTTAAAGGTTTGATGATTACAGATTCAATTTTAGCTTCTCCTGCTTCTTTCTTTTTACCTTCTCCAACAATTTGAGCAGCTCCTTCTAAATTGAAGATAAATTGTTCTGTTCCGTTAAATGGGATTGGTGTTTGTTTTGATAACTGAGCTAATACTGATGTTCCTTGTACTTTTGAAATTAATTCTTTAACCAATTCTGGTTTAAATAATGTTCCTGCTTGTAATGTTGTCATATATTTTTCCTCTTTTCTATTGATTTAATTGTTGTAACATTTGTCGCATTGCTGTCGTTCTGTCATCACCTACGACTGGCTCAACATCTTTCAGTGGAGCGACTGGTTTTGGTTTGATAAATGCAGATAAACGTTCCGCATCGGCTTGCAAGCTCTCTTCGTCGCTACCTTGTAATCTGTCTACCAATTCATAAGGAAGACCGTTTCGCAATGCAATTTGTGTACGAAGCTGTGTTCCTTTGAACTTCTCAACAACTTGGTTAACTTCTGCTAATTCAGACTCTTTAGCGCTAATAAATTCGTCTTTCTCAGCTAGTAGTTTGCTGTTGCTGTCGATTGTTGCTAGTAACTCAGCGTTCGTTGTTTCCAATTCCTTCACACGAGATTCTAACTTCTCTAATCCGGCATACTTCTCTTTCTGACGAGCGAGTCGTTCACCAATGATTCTGTCTAGTTCTTCTTGTGTTTCAATCGTTTTAAATTCAGGCATGTTACTGCCTCCTTTCTCCGCGTTAACCTGCGCGTACAGTAATTTTTTTTATTAAAAAAAGCCACTACATAAGCAGTGACCTTTAGTTTAATAACTGATTTTTTGTTTTTTCTTCGGCTTAGATGTTGCACAAAGCCAATGCGCTAACAACGCGCTATCCATAAGACTGATATCTACATCATCGAAGTGTGAACGATATCCAAATCCACCATTTGAACCAATGTTCCGTTTGTCGCAATTGGTTACAACCTTAGATAGTGATGGTTGACCTGAGTGACAAATGGTCTTCTGATACACGCCTTGCTCAAACATAGCGTTTGCTACGATGATTTCTTTAACAGTAGGCAGCACTACATTCCTTATTCGGAACTCTCTCAATTCATCATCAAGAACTTTCTGTCCACTAGCACCATCTATAGCGATTTGAGACGGTTTAGCTTTCCTTAAGAAGTCAACTATCCATCCATTACCATTTCGAACAGATTGACAATCGACAGTTTCAACGAAGATATCATCAAAATCTGTCCTAATAGCAATACTCAAGGCTACGTTAGTGCCATCTTGCCCATATTTGATTCCAACGAACATAGGGCCTTTAAACTTAGGTACTTCATCAAGCCTAAGAGCCTCCCACTCAGCTTCTGAGATTGCTGATTTTTGGTTATATGTAGGCCAAAAACCAAGACGTTGGATATTATGGTCCAACTTATCGTCACCGAGTTCGGCTTCAATCTTCCGTTCGTCTAAGTGATATCCCATTGAAGGATTGGAATTGTACCAAGCTTCAATGTCTGATATCTCTTTTTCAGTAGATACAGACCACTCTGCCCATCCGGAATACTTACCACGGCCAAATAGACATGTTTCACGGAATTTGCTGAATACCGTTCCGCTTGAAACTGGAGTCGGAGGAGTTCCGCACATAACAGTAATTGGATTATCACTGTCCGTAACTGTATATTTCAATGCAGATTCTTGTTCAGTCGTATATTCTTGAGCTTCGTCTATGATCATGATGTCAAATCCTTCACCCAATCCACCGTTCGAAGTACGCGTCCTGAACTGCAGCACTCCTTCTGTATTAGTAAGAGCGATTCGTTCTTGACCTTTAGCCCGAATAGATGTGAAATCTTCTCCATCAACGTATCCCATCTTCTCTAAGTACCGCTTAACCTTCTCAAAAGAAGAGTGTGAGGTACTAATTCTATGAGCTGTGTGTAATATATTCAAACCTTGATGCAGTCCCCAAAGTTCCAGCATATAAAGAAGTTCGGATTTTCCGTTCCGTCGTGGAATGGAATATCCGAACTTCTGATGGACCCATAGTCCTTTTTTATCAACAGCCATCATTGCCTCTAGCAATTTCTTTTGCCAGATATAGCTGCTTAATCCTGTTTTCTCATAAATTTCTATAGCTTCCTTGCTGAGAGACCTTTTCTTAACGTAAGGCAGGATGACTGATTGTGTAGGAAGCTGATTACCATATTTCTTTCTAGCCATTCACTCATTCCTTTGTTTAAAATCTCTTCAACTCTTTCTAAAAACAAAGAGTTAGCAGTTTTAATAAATAGCATCCGGACTATAACGTTGGATATCATCTTCATTTAATGGAATTCCTGTTTTTAAAGAATTTTCTAGTCGTTCAATAGCTTCTTCTATCTCTTCTGGGTATTGGTCTATGTTAACAGGATTAAAAAAAATAGCATCTTCTAAAGAAACGTTGAATTGTTTTTCATAGCGTTTCAAAAGTTCCTCTGAAAAATACTTTAAACGATCATACACATTGTTATACATAATTCTATCCTTTCAATATCAAACCTACTGTCAAATGTAAAAAATCTAAATCATCTTTTATTGTTTTTAATACCCTCTCGTTTGTTGCAAAATTGATTGACTGAGTAAACTTTTCCGACGGTTCAAATAGTCCTTGTAATCCCATACTTAATACTTCTGTTGCGTTGGGATATTCCTTCCCAATATAAGGAGAAATGAAACTATCTTTTTTTGTTACTTCTGTTGTTCTATAATTAAGATTTGGAAAAATCTTTTTTAAACTGATAGGGTGCTCTCCAGCAGTACGGTTATTAACCCATTCTTTTTCAATTCGTAATACATTAGGATTTGCCCATTCAATCAAATGTCCTATTTCATGATATGGAGTAACTTTTCTTGTTCCCTCTGTGGCTATGGTTAAATATCCATCTTTATAGTCAAGGTATTTTGTGTCATACGCATTTCCTTTTGAATTAACCGCCCCTCGAATAAAAAATCCACGTCCGGATTTTCTTGCTAATATTTTTTTATTATGCTTTTCAGGAATTTTCGACCATTCTTTTGGATAATATGAAAAAGCTTCCTCTAACCCATCTTTAACGGCTTTTGAAGAACCTTTCGCCCAAGAATCGTTAGAAACTGAACCGCCTATCTCTCTAAAATTTGAAAAAATCGATTTTAGTCTATCTTTATCGCCGATATGATTAACGATATCGAAATGGTTTGAAACTTGTTTCCCTATTTCAATTATATCATTCGGAGTTGCTTTATTTAAATCAATTTTACTCAAAGCATCTTTGATTTGTTGTAACTTATATTCGTCAATCCTTTTGCTAGACTGAACCGCTACATCTTCCTCACTCCACTTTTTACTCCACACGTTTTGTTTTTTTCCATCTCCTGGATGATAATCTACTGTGCAAGTACATCTATCATGCCGTCTAAACACATCTTTGTTAACACCTGGATAAGTATAGACACCAGCAAGTTTACTGCACCAAGCGCAACAATTACCGTCAGTTGTACGAACAATCTTTGGCTTTAATCCAGATTTAAAATGAAAATCTGCATTTACTTTGATGTGATTATCAACAATGTTTTGGTTGAAGTTAACAATAGGTTCTTTAAGAATCCATGACACATCGTCGAACTTTTCCTCGTATGACAATCGATTTACTAGTCCATTAATTCTTTCTTGGTTTATTGGAGCCTGGATGGATTTCAATCCAATACCAGCCTCCTTGTTTAAAGTCTCTTGAACCTGCTTAGCGTATGTACTTACCATCTTGTGATTAGTTCCAAGTGTTTCATTCAAAATACGACTAGCAATGTTAAAATGCATCTTTCCATCAGGAAGAATTAATCCACTAATGTTGTTTTGAAGTGCCTCAGAAAGAATCTGCCCTAATTTAGTTGAAAATTCATGAGCGTCTATAAAGTTAGCTTTACCACTTCGCACTAGAAGTAGTAATCTCTCTAATTCTGAACTCTTTTCAGCCTTGCTAAAGAAATCTGCTTTAATTTTCTCGAGAAGTTCAGGTACAATGTCGTATTCATACGAAATATCATAATTATTCATTATCTTTACCTTCAACCTTAGTATTGTTCAACATGAACTCAGCTTCTTTTTCACTCATTCCTGTTGAAGCTAGCAATGCTATACCATTTTCTTTTGAAAGTACACCTTTCTGGTAATTGCTTAATAGTGAAGTTATTTCGTAAGTTGAAATAATCCTATTCTTTTGCTTGTCAGAAGAGTCATCAGTAACTTTCACTTTTTGTTCTTGTGCTTCTTGAACGGGTTTTGCTTCCATATTTCCTTCTATACCAGTTAAATCTCGAATTGTTTCTGCTGTGATATATCCTGGTAGAACCTGGTTTACTTTAATTGCGCCGTCACCGAGCATGGTTAATGTAGATGCGTCTGCTTCGAATAATGGCTCCCATTTAACTTTTACTTTTGTAAATTCCTTTCTCATGTATCTGAAATCATCACGCAAGCAAACCGCTACATAAGCTACATTTCGCAAGCCAGACCCAATAGAGCGATGTGCAGCCTTTCCAGAGAGCCTTAAGTTCTCATGACTTGCTTTAATGGCCTCAACACTCGATGGATTATCAGAAGGAAAACCTAAATCATCCATGGTTAATCCTGTTTCACCAGCAAATCCAGAAGCCGCCATTTTAAGTTGTTCAACAAACGGAGTCATACTTGCAGTTGTAAATTGCCCAACAGACGGTTTATCACCATCATCGTCCTTTGTGAACATAATAAAGCTTGAAATAGTTGCTTTTATGCTTTCTACCGATTCTGCGTCTTGGCTAACCCCTAGAGCAAATTTTTGAGGGAATGAGTAAAATTCAGCAGTAATCTCTGAACGCTCGATTGTTCTCTGAGCTGTTTTTTGATAAGAAATTCCAGATTTAGTAATGCGTGAGCGCCCAAACGGTCTTTTTGCATCAGGTTTATGGATAATAGGCACTAACAATGGAATTCCTGTTGGATTTTCGATTGAGTACGGCTCTTCCCCTTTTGGATAAAATATTGTTTCGTTTGGAGTGAAATACGCTTCTAGCAGTGGATTCTCATAATCATCTCGTTTGAGTACTGCATAGCCTTCAGTTAATAAATTAGTAATTGGATCTATAATCCCAGTTGCATTGCTTGCCTCAATTACTTGTAATCTAGGCATTCCCTCTTCATCTTTAGAAACGTAGATAAAGCAGCATGAACCAATCAATGCTGATAAAATAGCTGAATCAAAGAAGATATCCGGATTGTTGTACTGGAATATTTCATCGATGTTGAAATTGTCGTTCGCGAATTCTCTGAAAATCAATCTGTCAGCTAAGCTGTCTACAGCTTTTGTTGTCCATCCTAGTACAGCCTTATATTTATCCCTAATTTGAGCAGGAATAGTAATTCCGTCTGTATTATCAATTTTTTCCATAGAATAGTACTCATATCGCATTTGAACTCCAGTGCGATATCCGTCTAACTTCCTACGGAGATATGCTTTGCCTTTCAATTCCATTTTTATTCTCCTTTTTTGAGTTTTGGCGCGAGAAAATATGTACAATACTGCCTCGGAGCTCGGCCAAGCCAAAGGGTAGGTTCCCCTCCCCCCTATCACTCAGAGGCCTATCACTCAGGTTTGTAATTTGCCCAATCTCTTGTTTGTGGCAAATTTCGGTTCCCGAGGACTTGTTTTACTTCACGCGCTTGATTAAATAATTTATCTGATTTTTGCCTGTTGCAAGTCCAGTGTGCGAGCTGTAGATTCTCAATGTCGCTTGGATGTCCACCTTTGTTGATTGGAACAATGTGATCTATTACTGGTGACAATGGATGTGGATACTTAAGCTTGAAGTCTACAGGCTTACCACAAATTCCACAGACATTCTGCGTCTTGAATATCTTCTTCTTATTCTTTTCGAACGCTACTCGATGTGGTCCAATCCTATCTGGTCTTACCATTTCAATTCATCCTTTATTTAAATTTTATGCATCAGGGTCGTTTTAACCCTACCGGGTTTAATTGCATGGGGGTGTTTTTATTATCGTACCGCCATTTCTAAAGGGGTGGGGGTATTAAATATTCAAGGGTACCGGGGTATTCTTGAATTTATCATATCTTATATTGTGTTAAATTCGAGCAACGCTCGAAACCATTGATTTAATAATGTTTATTTAACTTTTCTTTTTTGAATTTACAAATTCTCAATATGTTAAATTAAACGGCTCTACAAGTAGAAATCGTCCATTGATTTATCCTGTTGGTCTTGCTGGATTCCGATGTATCGAAGTGTGATATCCGGACTTGCATGGTTGAATAGAACCATCAACATGGCTACATCTTTATTGTTTTTGTAGTGATGGTAACCAAAAGTTTTGCGCATCGTATGTGTTCCAACATTCTCGATTCCAATATCTTCTGCTGCAGCTTTGAGAATATAATAAGCAGCTTCACGAGTGATCGCTTTATTCTTTCCCTTTCTGCTTTTAAATAGATAGTCATGTGGGTTCATGTCTTTGATGTACTCTTGTACTTCTTTACGGAAAGACCTGTTCATCTTTCTTTTGATAATCTTTCCTGTCTTTAACTCTCTGATGTTCACATACTGCCCTTGAACATCCTTAGCTTTTAATTTAATAATGTCACTGATTCTTAATCCAAGATTAATTCCAAATACGAACAGCATGTAATTACGTTCGTTCCATTCTTTTAGGTAATCTTTCATAGCCTGGATGTCATCAGGTTCGCGAATAGGTTCTACGAAGTTCATACTGTTTCCTTTCTTAAAAACTAAAGAGCGTACTTATCAGCACGCTCTTTGACAGTTTTTGTTGGTTTATCTGGGGAATTACCGTGAGTGGAGTCGAACCACTCTACATCCAACACGGCACTGTTAGCAGTCGTCCATGCTGCTAACTTGGATACACCTTTTTCAGGACTGGCTTTTTAAAGATGTTTCCGCATCTCTATCCTTGTATCTACACGATACCACAGTACATATTTTATACCTTTTGGTTTTATTCGCTCCACAATGTTTTTTTTTTAATATCTACAATTTTTCTAATTCTCGTACTTATCTACACCCAAAGCGTAAGATAATAATTTTATACCTTCCACTCTAAAGTCTCTGATTCTGAACTCACTATAATTCATTTCCAATCCGATTTTAATATCACTTTGCTCTTGTATTAATGAACGGTATATGACTAGCCTGTTAGTAGCTGGCAATTTGTTCAAGGCATCGTTTACACGATCTACAAATTCTTTATGTCTTTTTCCGTGTGTATCTGCCCACAATGCTGCATCCTCCGTCGAGGAATGAAAGCTATTTGAGAATGAAGGTGGAACAATTGTGTACTGAGGAGTAATTCGTGGTTCACTTTTTAAATAAAGTTTATTTAATGAATTTTTATACTTAGCTATCACTCTCATTACTGCTTTTTTTGTAGCTTTATAATCAAGTTCTGGATAATCAAATAGTTCTATACTCTCCAAATACTTGCACCTCGATTCATTAGAATGGCAAGTCATCGTCTGATACTCCATTGAATGGACTTTCTTCGATTGGTTGAACTGCATTGTTTCTAGATTCTGTTACTTTCTTTGATTCTAATAACGAGAAGTTCTCAGCAACTACTTCTGTGATGTACTTTTTACTGCCATCCTTCTCATAACTTCTTGTTTGGATTCGTCCTTCGATTCCAACTAGTGAACCTTTATTCGTGAACTTAATAAAGTTCTCTGCAGCAGTAGACCACATCAAGCAATTGATAAAATCTGATTCGTATTCACCATTTTGATTTTTGAATTTCTTTTGTACTGCAACACTGAACTGCGTGTACTTAGTACCGGTTGTTGTAAATTTTAGATCTGGTTTCTTTGTTAATCTGCCTACTAGCACAACGTTATTAATCATTTACTTACCTCCAAATATTTCTCATGAGCTTTCAAATCGCCTTTTAAAATTCGGCTCACTCGTTTGAATTCTTTAATTGCTTGAGACCTCATAGGTTTAATTCCGTCCTTACGAGCCTCGTCTGTTTCTGGAATATAGTATCCAGTTCTGCCGTTACGTTCTCCGATGATCACAATTCCGTATCGATTAACTAACGTATCAATTACTTTCTTAACTCTACGTTCCGACAGCTTAGTAATACTTGAAATGTCCACACGGTTAATTCTTCGAGTATCGCTTACTGGAATTAGTCTTAATACCATTCGTTCTTCTGGACTCATTCTTTCCATTATCCAAGCTCCTTTAATTCTAGTAATCTATCTAAGTTGTAACCTACCCAGGCATTATCGAAATTTTTATCTAGTGTAACTACTGGCATGCTTTTAAATCCAAGTAATCTAATTTCCTCTAATGCTTCCGGATTTTCAATCACATCCACTGTATCGTATGGAATTTTATTTTGATCTAGCCAAATTTTAGTCATCTCACATTGGATGCAATTTGGTTTAGAATAAACTGTTAACATCAAAATCCTCCTTATCGACAGATAAACCTATCAAACTGTTGAAGCTAAAAATCGCCCTTTTCTTCTTGCCATCAGACGCACTTACATAATTAAATGTAACAAGGCTCGTCACATATGATTCTTGTTCTAAATTAGTCACGTTTTCAAATCTTAATGTTTTTCCATTTTCTAAATATAAAGTTAGTTCCATTGTTATTACTCCATAAATACATTTTTTTGAATTTTGATAACTACTTTGTTGTCAATTGGTTCATCTATCACTTTTGCTGAACCTTTTGGAAGAGTTTCGAGTATATCTTTTACTGCTTGTTCGTAAGGTATTATCTTAGTTGTGACTTTCTTCTCTTCCTTAATGCATTTTTCTAATTCGATATATTCCATTATTTTTTCAATATAATGAATATCTGAATCTATAGTATTCTTTGACCTATATATGGCTACTAATGACATAACAATCGATAAAATATTTACGATAGTTAGTATTGTTAAACGTACGTCCATTTTTATCCCTCACAATCCACGAACAATTCTTTGATTTCGTCCCCAAACAATTCGATTGCACGTTCCGCATCTTCTCTGTTTTTGAAGTATCCAAAAGTCGGGAATCCATTAATACTATTAGGAAACCATAATGATTTTAACTTTTTATCCTTGTAATGAATCTCCCATTTTTCATCTTGAACACTCAAATCCCTGTTACATTCATCTCTAAACGCTCTGAATCGTGTAAGTAAGTTTCTGCGTTTTGCCTCTAATTCGGCTGCTTGTTTAGTTGGGAAGATGTTACCTTGACTAAAAAAACTATTATCGGCTTCTATGTCATGCCAAGAATCTAAAAAAACGTCTCCACTCGATTGGATACAATAATGTTTATCCCCATACTCATACGGGCATTTCATCTCCCATGTATTTTCCTCTTCATCAGATGCTTTAATATCAACTAATACTTTTGATAATTCATTAGCTAAATTAGCAAAGAACGCTCTGTAAGAATCTGCTGTTTTTGCTAACTCTTCCAACGGATTTACGTCTTGTTTTTTATCTTCCATCGTTATCCTCCTTAGTATTTGTAATCATCAGGGCATAACCCTGCTGGCCATTCAATCATTTCAGGATTTTTCTTCAATTGCTCGCTTAATTCAATTGCGTTTTCTACTACCTTCAACGATGTTTCAAACCCAAGCAAGAATGCGAATCGTTCATTGTAGCTCATCTCTTCTAACTGTCCATAGTTAATATCTTTTTGAAACTGTTTCAACGCTCTGTCATACATCGACATATCCTTGTACTTGCAATGAGCCACAATCAAGTAATGTACATCGTCTTTTAATTTATCAAGCTCTGATTTCTCTTTCATGATTGGTCCTCCTCAATATTTTTAAGGTATTTTTCGAATTCTTTAGCGTCCATTTTGATTAGACTTCTGATTTCCTTTTCTTTCTCGTATCCAGCTACCATTCCGTTGAACAATGCCACAATAGCGAACAAGATATGAATTCTACTAATTCCAAACACATTAAGCATTAAAATTGTGTATGCTATGATTTGCCAAAATATTACCCATAATTGATTTGTTTTCATGATTAATCCTCTAATCTTTCTATTAACAAGTCCAAATGTTCTTTTGCTTTTTTTAGATCCTCGAGCATTTTTCCTTTGCTTGGCGCTCGCAGCACGTACTTCAAAACGTTACCTGCGATATATCCATCAAATGAGTTTTCGTATTTTGGAATAAAATTGTCCATCACAGTGAACACTTCTAATCCATAAATACCTTGATAATGCTTTGGATGTTTAACCGCTTCTTTGATTTTCGATTTTTCAGTTAAACCTTTGCTCACGTTCGCTAAATCCATTACTACACCTCTTTCACAAACACACCGTTGATAACTTTACCTTTGCGGTCCTTAATCTCGTGATAAGCACTTTCTAAGCAATCCATGAAATCAAGATTGCGCTGCATGCAATATCCGATTAGCACTACTGTAATATCTCCAACCGCGTCAATCTCTTCATCGCGGTTGATATGGATATATGCTTCTTTCAATTCGTCTACTTCTTCCTGTAGTTTGGTTAGCTGGCCACTTCCGTCCAGCGTATCCAATCCACGTTCTACGAACCAGTTTTGAACTAATCGTATTAACTCTTCTCGTTCGATTCGTCTTTTTTAATTGGATCATTTAAATTCATTTAATTCCGGCTCCTTCAAAATATGCTTCTAATCTGTCCATGATTTTCTTACGTGTGTTCCAACCAATCTCGTATGGATTACGTAAGAATTGATTTAACGTTGTTGTTCTGATTTTCAATATGTCTTTAGCCATGTGATTGAAATTGTTCTCAGAATCTGCAATCATCTTTTCAATATCTTCCCTGGTATCCATCAATACTGAATCATACCAAGCGTCTAACCTATTAGGCCCGATGTTCTTGTCCATCTTGTTAATATGGAATGGTTTTGATACGGCTATTTCAATGATATTTCCGCTCACTCCGTTCTCCTTCATGTACTTTCTAGCTTCACCGTACTTTTTGAATTTCATCGCTTCTTGTTGACTTGCTTTAAATTCAAATGTTTTAACTGGATGTTTTCTGTCCAAATATCCGGCTATGCTGCTGTGATCTACAATTTGTGTAAAATACATATTGCTGTTTTTAATCGCAAATGCCATACTCTTTCTCCAATTCTGCCATTATTTCTATATCTCTTCTGATTTTCTTCATTACTTCGCTGTGTGGGTTCTCTACACTGTAAGTGGCTATTATTACACGGTCTCTATCTTCAATCAGACGGAATCCGTAAAGTTTCTCTAATCGAGCCACTTCAATTGCTTGCAGGATAGCCTTGTCTTTCTGTTCCTTCTGTTTCTCAATGTATGCTACTGCATACTTATGTTTATATAGGCTCATGCTTTTAATGTTTCTCTGACACCTCTTAGCCTCTTGCAGCAGAACTATCACAGCTCTAGTTGTTTTAAGTCCTTCCGACTGCATAATGTTTTCGAACTCTCTTGCATTCATCTTCGTTCAAATTCCTCCACAAAATTCATTTGAGCTTTATAGAACTTGAATGTCGAATCCATCAAATCGCCTTCGCGGTTCTTCTTGATAGAGAACTTCACACGTTGATAGCCTTCGTGGTTTTCTTCTGTCTCTTCGTTGCTTAAGAATCCAACGACATTTGAATCTTGCTCGATTGAGCCTGACTCTCTTAAATCACTCAAGATTGGTGATTTGTCCTGGCGCTGTTCAACTCCACGAGATAACTGCGATAAGATAACGATAGGTACTTGATGTTCGTTAGCAAGGTTCTTCAATTCCCTTGTAATCTGCTCGATTTGTAACCTTCTATCACGATTGTTGTTAACCTTGATTAAACCGACATAATCGATGACTGCTAAATATTTACCTGGTGCTTGACCTGCAGCACGTTCTTTAATAATTCCAAGAATGTGATTGAGTTCAGATACCGTGTCATATACTTTCAAGTCTTTCTGTTTGAAATACTCAATAGTCGCTCTCACTAGCTCCTTATCTCCAGGCTTCAGCATTCGATTCATCTTGCGAAGGTAGTACGTATTCAGAGTAGTCATCTTTGCGACGAATCGTGAGAATACTTCCTTCTTGCTCATCTCAAGGCTAAACAGGTCTACTCTTAACCCTTCGTTTCTCTGTAGCGCTCTATCGATTAGATTGATTGTCCAGGCACTCTTTCCGACTGAAGGTCTAGCTCCAACCGTCACTAACATTCCAGGACCGATGCCTCCGCCTAAAGCCGCGTCTAATCCACTAAATGTCTTTATCCCGTCTTCGATATCGTGTTCAAGTTCATACTCGAATTGTTCAAACGTTTCTGATAAGTCTCCGACGTTTCGTTTTCTTGATAGCTTAGAAATCGCATTTAACAATTCAAGCATTTCTGCTTCTAGTTGCTTAGTTGGAAATGCTGTGTGTTCAGCTTTAACCTTTTCGAGTTTGGCTCTCAAATATTCACGATGTAGCTGGTTAGCAAGATAATCTAATCCGGATGTTGTTGCGTTCTCTTGCTGTAATGCTAGTAGATACTCATATCCAATGGAATTTTCCTTCATTTCTGTTCTAACCTTAGCGAACAGCTCCATCAATCCATCTAAACGACTACCGTTGTTATTTAAAATTTCAAAGATCGTTTTAAAATTGTTATCTGTGAACCATTCAGCTTGCAGATACGTTGATTGAGCTTTATCGAAATCTTGTAGGATTGCAGATATGATTGATTTTTCTAACTCGTAATTGTTCATTGCCAACCCTGCCAATTCTGTCCGTATATGTCTCTCATCTTGTCTTCAACAGATTGTCCAGACGATGCTTGCTGCACTCTTGCTGGGGCCTCGTTTAAGTAGTCCTCGAACTTCTCGCTGAATAGCGTTCGTGGTCTGAGATATTGATTCATCTTCTCATTGTTTAACCACTGTTTACACTTGATATCGATAACTCTTTCAAAGTCCTCTACAGTAAATCCGTTATCTAGTAGCTTATGGATTAGCTGTGCTGTCTTTTTAGTCTTAACAGAGTACTTCTTACCTGTTCGCTTATTTAGATAATCAATGATGTGTTTAGTCTCCTCAGTCCATACAACCTTGAGCGGTTTCTCCTCGGTGACATTATTCTCTGTAGTAGTCTCTGTGTATTCTCTGGTATAGGTCTGTTCATATTGAACACATCCATCTGTTCTATTTGAACACATCGTCTGTTCATTTTGAACACATCGTCTGTTCACTCGTTGATAGTCGATTGTATACCATTTTGTTTTGTCAAATTTCTTTTTATTAAAATTGCCTATTTTAATGATTTTTTGTTTTTCTAAACTGCCTAGAGTTCGTCTTATTGTCATTGCTGACCAAAAAGGAAACTCTGTTTGCCACTCTTCAAGCGTCTTGTAAAACCACTTAACTCCTGTAAATTCATTGGCACTCTTAAGTAACCAATAGTGCATTTGTTGGAGCATAATCGCCTCATTTAAGCCGATTTCTTTAGCAAGCGATGGCAGCACTTGTAAAGGTGGTTCGTTAATTAATAACCGACTCATTGAATATCCCCTTCCAACGTGTTATAATAACTTTAGAAAATTTTTGTATGACGGCTTTTATAAGTCGTCTTTTTTTAGTATTCTTCTTTCCAATTCCTTTAATAATTCTTCTGTACTATACTTTTCTATTGAATTATGATCGCCTAATAGTTCACGTTCTAATATTCTTGTAAAAAGTGTAACTCTATCTAGTTTTTCAGGAATGTCAGACGTTCGTTTTTTCTCCAAAGATGATACATTGCCTTTTTTATTTGTTGACAACGTTTGTTTGTATAACTGTTTAAGTACTTTTGCATGCTCTGCTTTTGGACGACATTTTCCAGTTTCCCACATCGTTACAGCATTTTGGGAAACGTTAAGTCTATCTGCAAACTCTTTCTGCGTTTCACCAAGACTAAACCTAAGTTCTTGTATATTATTTCCAATTAGCTTGTTGCTTTTACCCGTGAATTTCATTTAAATCACTTCCTTCATCTAATATTTATCAAGTAGTTCTCTTGCAGTATCGTATGCACCTTCTAAGGTTGAATGAGTACTGCTGCTTTTGTAATTTCCAAGAAACACAACCAATCGATACTTTCCATCGATGAATCTTATTTCTCCTCTTAATTCGTTTCTAACCATTACATCGTATTCGTTAGGCTCGAACATATTCATTTCAAAACTAATCATCGAATATCACACCTTGTTTAGTTAGTCAGCGTTCCCGCGCTGGCTATTTTCGTCTTTATAGTCCCACCAGTGGTCTATAATCACTTGATAGATATTGTCAAAACCTCGTACTTGATACTTAGTTTTTAACCCTCCTCTATCAATCAAATAAACGTTATACTCGTTATCTTCAATGTCTTTGTAACTACCGATAACAGCTCCATTTCTGAAGACATTACCTTGAATTAGTTCAATCATTTTATTTTCCTCTTTCTTTCCACGAATCCATAAAATCAGGCTCGATATATTCATTGTTCATAATCAGATTTACTTTGTTTGCGTGTTGGTTAACAGCTCCAACTAATAAATGGATCCATGCAATCGCTCCTAAAACTACTAGCGTTGTGTATCCTAAGAACTTGCAGTATTTTTTGAGATAAGTTTTGTTAAAATCTTTTTTCTTTAGCTTTCTAGCTTTTGAAATTTCAACTCGTGTCATGCTGTCCTCCTTAAATTTTGTATTTAGCCATGAACTCATCTAAATCCCTGGCATCGTATCGAATTGTTGCGCTTCCGCTTGGTCTCTTAATTACGATTTGCTTCAACCCCATCGATACACACTCATCGAAATCTCTATCGTCAATTCCTCCGATATATGCTTTTGCTTGTTTCTTGTTTAAGTATCTTTGTTGAGCGTTATTCGTTGGCAATCGTTCTATCGCATTTGCTACGATTTCAACAACCTTGGAATTGAGAGTTGTTTCGAAATCTGCGCTTAATAAATTCACTATTTCCACCTCCTTTTTTTGAAATGAACATTCCCTATTTATGAAACTAGTGTTATAATATCCTTGCCTACCTCTTTCAAATCCTTGTAGGCAGAGAGGATGATGATGATGAAAATATTATTGTCAGAATTTTTGAAAGGTACTGTGTCTCAGTAGAGTTTGGATTCATTTGTAGGTTTACCTTTTGCCTACCACACCTGGCTAGCAGGGTTCAATAGGGGGAGTTAGCTTTTTCGGTCGTCTTAGCTATACGACCAAACAGAACAATAAATTAGCTGCCGTTGAGAAAATGGCGGAAAAGCTAGTCTCTAAAATCGAGAATCAAAATCTATTTCAACTACAGTGCCAGGGGCGATACTGGCGAAGTGTTGCTGGTTGCCGTTATCAACTTGAGCAGAACAATTTCCGTAGCGTGTCTTATATAACGGATAAGACGCGTTTTTTTATTTAAAAAGTTCATTCAAATTAATATCCTCTCCATAAAAGTCTTTTAACTTCTTCAACACTTTGTAACTAGGTTTCATAAAATCATTTTCGATTTTCACGTAATACGATTTACTGATTCCTAACTCTTTCGCCAATTGTTCGTGAGTTAAACCACGTTCTTGGCGAAGTTTTTTTAGCATTTAATTCACTCCTTTCTAATGTTGTTTCTCTCCTGTTCCAGTCGTATAATTTGCTTAGAAAGGAGGTGTTTTATGTGAATACTGAATTAGCTGAGAAATTAACTTTGCTTTATTTGGAAATAAGCCATCCTACTGTTTCATCTCCAGAAGAGCTTGCGGATTTATATTTTGATGCTCTATCTCGTATCAAAAAATATAAACTAGAACCAGACAAGCCTAAGAAAAAGCAAAAGATTAATTACTGACACTCATTCAATTTAGCTCTAGCCTCTACCAGTTTGGCTAGGGCTTCTGTGTGGTTGCTATATACATCAATCCGGCCTTTTGCGATTTCCTTTATCTGCCAAATGATAAAGAAATCTACTGCTTCAAATACGTTTATTGGCTCATTGATATCTATCACTTTGACATCTGCTTCTTTTTTATTTACCGGTTCAACTCTTATGTCAGTTTTATAGAGCTTATCGATTAGTTCTTTAATTTCTTCTAAATTAGAAATGTTGATTTTTACATTTGTTTCCATCAAACTTCCTCCGTTCACTCATTTTCATATTGTTGTAACCCTCTTAAGAGATGGCCTTTTTAATTTTCCAGAAGCAAAAACACCAACTTAGAAAATTAATTTGTAACCAAGACTCTGCGTACTTGATTCCATCTTCCTCGTAAAATGTCATATAATGTTTCATTTGTTTCACCTTCTGACTAATCATATTTAGGGGTAATTCTGACTCTAAAACCTTCTGCACTGTCAATATCCTCTGCCGTGATGACTGCAATGATTTTAGGATCTTTTTCGTCTTTTTCTACAACTATTTTTGTAATATCCGATAACGCTTTGGGACTCATTTTCATTTCTTCTTTTTCCATCCTCTCACCTCCTATTTCATGTTTTGAAGTTTAACATGTTAGACTTTACTTTTAAAAAAATAAATCCGATACTTTAACGTTGAAGAATTTAGCTAATTTTTTAAGTGTTACAGTGGAAGTCTCTTGCATGTTTCCTGTCTCTAAACCTGAAATCAATGCACGACTTACTCCAGATTTTTCTGCTAATTCTTCTTGAGAGATTTTCATTTTTTCTCTTAATTCTTTGATTTTGTAGTTAACTATCAT